CGGCCCGCTGCCGGTCTGATAGAATCCCTCCCGCAGTTGCGACCGCTTTGTGTCGAAGGTGTAAATCATGCCAACGCCGCCTCCAGGTTCTTGCGGATGTCGTCGGTCAAGCCGCCCCACGAATACGACTGATGCACGAACGGGACGCCCAATTTCTCATCCGTGTTTTGCCATTGCACCTTGCTGCGATGAAAATACCACAGCCACGCTCCGATGACATTCCACTCGCTGAACTCATGGCCCGGCTGCGCGATGATGTAGCTTTCCAAGCTCATGCCGTGTTTCTGCCAAAAAAAATCGCGCAATCCTTGCAGCATCCATTTCTGGACGCTCAACGGATGTCGCCGCATAAACTCGTATTCTGGAAATACCCCAATGGCTTTCTCTACAACCTTCCTCCATGTCATTGTGTTTGGATCATTCAGACTGGAGTATGGTGTGTAGAGCCACGAATCAAACGCATTACGGGCCGAAATTGGCCGAGTGAATATGGTATCGCTATCTATAAACAGAAACACCTCGGCGTCGGAAAAGCAGTCCGCGTGCAGCTTGGTTAGCTGCTGGTGCATGTATCCATCGCATCCTTCATGGACATAGAAAACTTTTTCGACTGGTCCGGTTGGTGGCGTTTGACCATTTGGAACCACCACAATTACGTTTCTGAATCCGGTAGCAAATCTCTGGATTGAACGAAGGCAGTATTTTAGCCACTCAAAATCCTTTTCGTAGCTACGAATGAAGATGTCGCAGTTCACAACTTTCTCCCTGCTCGCGCCTTTGCCATTCTGTCCTTCGCGGCCTGAATCTGTTCCGGCGTGCGCTGCTTTTTGCCGTCTGTAACCGGAGTTGTTACAGTTTGGGCTTTTAGTTTTTCCTCCAGTTCCGCAATGCGCCGCAACAGCGCGTCCGTGTCCACAGTTGCGGGGGCTTGACTTGAACAAGCTCCTACCGCCGATGAGTGCGGCTGTGCTGCAATTACACCACCCCGCGATTCGCGCAGACGATCCATTAAGCTGCCATCCTTGTTGCGATGGAAAAGCACGGCACCCGGTTCAATGATGGATAGCGATTCGGCGTCAGGAAATACCGGAGGCCCGCTGCTCGGGTCTTCCCAAACCCGATAAAACTTGTCGTGAATCAGCCCTGTGTGATGCGTGAACGGCGTGAACTCCTCCGCCAAGAATACGTCCCACGGGATGTTTGCAAGCTCCCACAGCCGCAGCGTGAAGTCGCGCACTCTGCCAGGATAGACGCCAACGCCGCTATTGTGCGAGCGCGTCGGCGTTGTCACCCGGTCAAGCATGAAGGGCTTCTTGGCCGCAAGATATTCGTCCTCGATCTTGTCCAACCAATCCGGCACCAGCGGCACGGCATCCGGTTCCATCCAGAACCACGGCACATTGAATTGTTCTGCAACGGTCTTCACGCACTCATGCCACATGATATTAGCAATAGCCGGATATGTTGTTTCCGGGTCGCTAATTTTGAATCCGCCAACGTGGTTGAAGTGCGGTTTGAGGATTTCGTGAATCGGGTCCGGCGTGGTGTCTTCGTGAAATGCTAGCAGCAGATCATGTTTTGACGTTCCTCCCAATTCGGCAAGCCAGTTGGCAAGACGAACGGTAGTTGCTTTATCCTTCTGGCAGAAAGCAATGACGAGGATCATTGCCCAAAAGCCTCCGCAATCATGGAGCTAAATGGCTTTGAATTGCCGGTGGTTGCCGCAGCGCCGCGTTGCGTCAGTGACGGCGAACGTCCGTGAATCGCTTTCAGTTCCTTCTCCATCTCAGCAACTTTGGATTCTAGCGCGGCCTCGCGTTCGCGTGTTTCCAGAAAAAGTTCACGATAAACCGGCATTGCCTTGGCTTCAATCACCGCTTCTACATCGGCGTAGGGATTGTCCTGAATATAGGCGCGGGCGTTTTCCACTACGGCTTTCGACTTGGTGTTCCAATCCTCATGCCCATCCACTTGGTTGAGAATTTCTAACCGCGACTTTAGCCGTTTGGTGGTGTCCTCAAATTGCAAAAACTTGGTTTTAACAAACTCTCCATGCTCAGATAGTTTGTCTAGCCGCTCGCGTTCCGTTCGTTGATCCAAAAACATTTTGGCGTTAGACCGCTCGGACTCGGCGCGTTCATGCAGCTCGTCCATCTTTTCAATAATGCGACCAAGCCGCCCGCTTTGCACCGGGTCAAGGTCAAGCCCCATGTCGCGCAGAGCATTGGCTCGCGCTTTGCCAACAAGAGACAGTGCCTCCGATAGTTCCTCTGGGTTTGCGTCAATTTCATCGGCAAACGCTTTGGCGCGTTGTATCTCACGATTAAACGGTTCTACAATTTCGCGTTGAAAACTTTCGCTCGATTCCAGATCAACCCGCGCCACTTTTGCCTCATACTCAGACAGCTTCTTGTCGCGTTCCAACAACGCCTTTTCCAACGTCTCGGGATCGCGGCCCTTGGATTTCCATTCCTCAATTTGTTTCTCCAGTTCCGCACGTTTGGTAGATTCTTCGCGCGCCGTTTTCTTCAACGCCTCCCAACCGGCCTTACCCTTGGCGTCCAGTTTTGGCGGTTCGGTAATTTCATCCGCAGCGACCTTTGCTTGCGAAGGTTCGTCTGCTGATTTTGCGTCGGCTTCCGGTTTCTTAAACAATGTGTCAGGAACCGACTTGGCGGTTTCCTTAATAACCTCGGCAGACTTTGGGGTTGCTTCTGTTTTAATTTCAACTGGAGACGTTTCATCCCCCTTAAACGCATTTTCCAACGCCGCATGAAACGGGCTTGTCTTGTTTTCGGTTGGCGGGGCTTCCGCAATGGTAGTGCTCATATTTTTTCGGTTTCTGCAAATTTGTCGTCTGGTTCAAAATGTTTTTCATGCTCCGTCGAAAGGGAAACAAGAAAAGCTCGCAGCCTCTCATGTCCGCGAATCTCAGCGGCCAACACAGGTCCACCGTGCAAAACGTCCGCATCACTTCGTGCCGCAATAATGCGCGAAGGACTTTCATCATCTATCGCTGATAGCAGCGCCGCAAAAATCGGCTTGCCAGCAAGCTTACGCCAGTCCGCTCCCCACTCCTTAATAAAATCCCCTTTAGTCATTTCTCATCGTTTTTGCGGTTGCAGCTTTTTCCATGTCCATCGCGGTATAAGCGCGACTTTCCGCAGTAGATCGGTTGATGTCCGCTGCTGCCTTTGCGTCGGCTATCGCCTTATCAAACTGCGCTTGTTGCAATTTCATCTGCTGGTCAAATTGCTGTTTCTGTTCACGCAACGCCATTGTCGATTGTTCTTTTTGCGATTTGATTGCCAGATTACCCTGAACCTTTGCCATTTCTGGCGTCGGCTGGTCGGGCTGCGGCGGCTCGGCGTCCTGTTGCTCTTCAATCATGGCTTCAAGTTGATCTTTGAACGCAGCCAGTTCATCCAGCGCCATTTTGAATTGTTTGTATTCGCGTTTGCGCGTCGGATTTCCGGCAAGTTTGGCAAGATGTTCTTCCGCGTGCTTGCCCTTTGACTCCAATCGTTTGTCGCACTCTTCTGCCTCATGTTCGCCAGCTTGGAAAGCCGCCATGTCTTTCTGCATGGACGGAATGTGAACCTCCAGATGGAGAACGTGATTTTGCCCTGGCACCACCATCGCCTCTGCTTCCTCGCCTAGCATGGAGAATCCGTTGTCTTCTTGTGCCGCAAGCGCAGAATCGTTGGTTGCATCGCGCCCTGTCGTCAGGCTTGGCACGATGGAATCAACGCTATGGAAGCTCGTCATCACAGAAACAAACTGGCGTTTGATTTCGTTCTGACCAACTTCATCAAAGCGGTCAATGTTCGCCATCAACTGATTGACAATTTCAATCCGCATAGCTGCGCTTCCTAGTCCCAGCGAACGATTGGCGCGAATGTTTGTAACTGCCTGCAATGCCTCGCGCTCAACTCCAAGTTTGTCGCAAAGTTTGTAGCAGCGTTCCTGAAACTTTAACGCCTCTTTTGCCCCTGGATGCCACGACTTCAAATTAGAGTTTGTTGCCCTGCGCCACATTTCCGAATACTGACGATCCTTGCACCGCATGTAACGGTTAGATAGACCCTTAGAAACTTTTGCGCGCTCCGCTGCGCGAATCATTGCGCCCTTAGCGGTTTCTTCCACCGTAGGAGCGCCTAAATCTTGCTGATTAGATGCCGCCGTGTTCTGAATTAACGTTTGCGTAAAAGCAGCAGAAACTTGCAATGCAGGATTGATCCCCTGACTCATGTTCAACTGAAGCGGATTGATTCCGTTGGGAATGAAATTGCCGCCACCCCATTTGACCATCTTGAAATCTTCCAGCTTGGCGTTTGTGGTCGGTTGCCACATCGGTTTAATGCCCGTAACCACAAGATCGGCAATGCTGTTGTCAATCTGGTTAAGCAACGCGCAAAACGGATAAATGTCCGTCCCTAATCCCTTGATGGAATGATACGTGCCGTCCGCTCCAATGTCGTAAGGGAACAAGCAAATGCACTGATCCCATCCCTCATACTTGCTTTCGCTGTCAAAAATAAACGCATAATCTGCTTCCCCATCTTTTGCAGGAGCAATCTTTTGAGAGATTGTTCCGTCCATTTCCTCAACAAACAACGTATAAAGTTGAATACGTTTGGTTTGCGTTTGCGTCACGTAGATGTCGCCGTTCTTAAAGGCTTGATTCCACCTCTGCCAATCGCGATTCCAGCCGTAGGCATCGCTGTTGTTGTTGGCGCTGTCCATGATGACCGATTTCACCGCCTCGACGTTCCAGCCCGCAGCGGTTGCGGCTTTCTCGTTTTCGATCTTGCGCCAAAGTTGGCCGGCGCTCATTGGCGTAAAGACCATCGCCATCTCGCAGTTGTCCAAGGAAAGCTCGGTGCCGTCTGGAAAATACATGTTTCCAGCCAAAATCGCTTTTGGTCGCCAATCCAGCGAATCTTCCCACGCAAGAATGCCGGGACCGTGTAAAAGCATTTGCAGATCGCAAAGTTGACTCATGTCGTCAAACCCGCGCCAGTTAAAAACCATGCTGTGAAAATACTCAGCAAACCCGCGCATCAATTCCGCGTCCTGCGCCGAATCGGCATATTCTAAATCGCCGTCAATACAAAGCGGAACCTCGCACACCATGTCAAAGAACGGCGTCCAAGCGTTCATAATGTTCCCGCGATGCCGCTTGAAGTTCAGGTTGGAATCATTGCCGCGCCCAGCCCGCACAAGATCGCCCTGGGCCTTTGGTGCGTTGCCGTCAAATGCTCCCTGAACCTTGGCGCGACGTGCGGCCCTTAGCCGGTCGTCATTGACGAATCGCTGACAGATTTTCAGCGCGTGCTTTGGGTCTGATATACGCGATTTAACCGGCTCCCCAGACCCTGTAAGGTCGGCAAGTTTTCCGTCTGGAGGCTCTTTGGTTGGCATCGGTAGAGAGTTTTTACGTTGTTCGCGTAAATAGTCAAACTGTTTCCGCGTTTAAAGCCTCAATTCCTGCCCTTTTCCAGCACGAAACAGGGAAAAGCGGCATAATTTCCGGCGTCACGCCGCGTTTTAGATGCTCAATCGGCACCCAGACCTGTGCTTTGTTGCTGCATTTGCACACCGAACAAGCGTGGAGGTCCAAATCTCGCGTAGTTCCTTCGCCTCCGACAATTGCCGCGACGGTATCGGCCAGTTCTGGACAATCTCCGCCACACGGTTTGGAGTATCGGGCGTTGCGACTGCACAGGAAACAGATTTCAGCGCGCCGTTCCGCTTCCGCACGATCCACTGTATTACGTCCCCCAACGATGAAGGATGCCAGCACTTTTGTTCCTGCCCAGATGTCGGCCCATTGCAAGTCCACTCCACTGACTGAGATGCCGTCGCCGGAACAGAATCGGCGTGCGGTCTTCGGTCCAAGCTGCTCGCAGATGTATTGCTCAATGTCCGCCTCTGGGATAGGCGGCAATCCGTTGGCGGTGCAATAGTCGCGAACCTGCCCAAGCAAGAGGGAATATGTGCCACTGTTGAAATTGTGGCCGGTAGCTGGGTGTTTAAACGGGTATCCCCCAGGCGGCACCATCGTTCTGTTGGTTAGGTTCATCTCATTCATATTGCAAAAGCTGCGGTCGAATCTTCGTAGTCGCCTTCCGTTTCTTCCAAATTCACTTTGTCGGCATGGGTATTCCAAGCGGAAGCATCTACAATGACGCTTCCTCCCGTTGTTCCCGCCGGTTGCACGCCTTTTCTTCGCAGATACTCGGCTGCTATCACGGCAGCATCGGCGCGGTCAGGCGAACGGTTCTTCGACAGTTTCATCTCGCTCTTTGGAACGACTTGAATCTTCGCGCCCTTGGTTTTTTTGTTGCGGCTCGTTAGCTCGGTAATCGTTCCGGCATCGGTCAGCCCGCGAATCTGTCCGCCCTCAATAAATCGCCGAAACGCATACCAAAGCATCGTCACGCGGTTGGCGTAGAGTTCATACCAAGTTGTCGGACGATCCGGCGCAATCTGCACCTTCTCAGCGGCCCCGCCAAACTCGCACGACTGAATCAGCGGACTCCAACGGCCCGACATGATGCTGAACAAACCGCCGCCCTCTCCGGTGACATCCATGATGAAGTTCTCCGGCAAGATCGGCGCAGGATTGCCGTCCACCCGATACTCCTTGCACATCCGCTCCACGGCATCGCCAATCTGGTAGTGAATCCAGCGTTTGTCCTGCGTCATATCCACCTCGACAATCTGCGGCACAAGAAACTCCAGACCAGTCACGCCGTTGGCGTATTCGCCCCATCGGAACGGGTAGAATACGCGCCTGTCCCCGCCCTCGAATGACGGGTCGAGCGTTGCCGCCATCGTCCAGCGCGCTTTCCACACGGCTTTGTCGCGCGTGTTGAACTGATTCAGCAGCGCCTCGTCCATCACGGTATTGGACAACCCGGTTGGAGGCCAGAATCCACGAATACCGCTCCATGCTTCCGGTGAGTTTAATCCGCCGACTTCACGCGCCTCTTCTTCCAGAGACTCGCGGTTTGGATAGAAATGGAATCGCGCCGGGTCGCGCATGGCCGGCGAATCAAAGGCATCGAAGTGAACGGCGCAGCCATACTTGGTGATCCAGAATTTGTCGTCCACAGTGATGCTGTTCCAGCCCGCCGCCGGTTCGCTGCGTTCGCCGTGCGGGTCGCTCATGCTGATAGCATTGCCAAGACCGATAAGCTGAAACTCCACGGTGCCTTTGTTCAGGTTCCGGCACGCCTTCACAATGGCGTCAGGAACGCTCGTCATCTCGTCAATGATGACTAGGATGCGCCGGGCGTGAATACCTTTAATGCGGTCAATCGCCTCTTGTGGCGAGCCGCCGCTTTTGACTGCCACGCCAAAGATGCAGTGCTTCTTGTCGTTATCATCCCAACGAACCTCCAAATCGGACGGAATGGAGCGCAAAGGCAATTCCTGCGTGCTGTTGGAAATCCACGTCTGAATGTCGCTCCAAATACGACGGGCCAGCATGTCCACGCTGGTTGATGTCAGGATGCAGGC